AGTGAGGGAAAATGATAACCCCAAGCCCGTTACAAGATGATAGCTTATGGTGTGGGTATTATTTAACCCACGCGCAAAAACGCGAGCTGTTAATTGTAACGAGCAAAGAATTTTTAAAACCTGTTAAACAACGCCTAAAACCTTTTCAGTTAGTAGAATTGGTTAGGCATTTAATAAGAAATTAATTTAAGTAAAACAATGCAAAAAGACTATAACATCATCTATTTTTTTAAAATATGTTTTATTGCCCTGGCAACTTTTGTAACACCAATAAATGGGCTATTGCTTTTAACCTGCGTAGCTGTTTTGTTCGATACTATTTTCGCTATTTATGTAACCATAAAACTAAACGGCTGGAAAAGTTACCAGAGCACTAAGCTGTTTAATATTGTTATAAAAACATTCTTTTACTTAGGCTCGATAGTTTTAGGTTTTTTTATTGATAAACACATTATACACACCAATTTACTATTTGGTATAGAGCTGTTAATTTCAAAATTAGTAACCGTTTTTTGGCTGTATGTGGAAGTAAAATCTATTGATGAAACCAGTCAAAAACTAGGCAATAAATCGGGTTATTTTTTAATAAAAGACCTCATTAAAAAAGCCAAAGAATTAAAAAAAGATATTAACGAAATTAAAGAGTAATGTTAAGCACAAAAGAAATTACACAAAAATACGGAAAACCAAACGAAAACGGAACTTATTTAGTTAGTATTAAATTACCTTATCCAATGCGTTTAGCGTGGGATACTAAAACAAAAGTTACTACAATGCGATGTCATAAATTAGTAGCTCAAAACTTTACAAATGTATTTAACGAATTATTAGCAGTTTACGGACTTGCAAAAATACAAGAGTTAGGAATTGATTTATTTGGTGGTTGTTTTAATTTTCGTGCTATGCGTGGTGGTTCAGATTATAGTAGGCATTCTTGGGCAATAGCGATAGATTTAGACCCGGAAAGAAACCAATTAAAAGAAACAAAAGCAACAGCGAGATTTGCACGACCAGAATATAAACAAATGATAGATATATTTTATAAAAATGGTTTTATAAGTTTAGGAAGAGAAAAGAATTATGATTTTATGCATTTTGAGATTGCTAAATAATCCGTTATTAAACACAAAACATATTAAATTGTTTTAAATAACAATCATTTAAAATAAAAAAACCCATTCATTTAAGAGTGGGTTTTTTTGTCTAACCTAAAAAACTAATTATGAAAAATCAAATATACAAAATTATTTCTTATATTTGACAAACTAAAATAATTTTTATGAAAAACAAATGGAATTACCTAGACGAACAAATAACACCATTATTACAAAACTCAAAAGAATATAGCGTAATAGCAAGGCAGTTGCTTAATTCAAACGTAGGCGGACATTTAAATCCCGACGTTAAGGCACTATCTGAATATATGCGTAGGCACGAAAAACGCTTATTAGATACGCACGAGGGTTTTTATGAAGCAACTAACCAAGTAGACATTCCTGTTACTTCGGCTCGCAATATGTGGATTAAAACACAAAATAAAGAGGGATTAAATTTTAGCGTACTTGCTAAAAATCCTAACTTTGTAGAAGCTGAAAAATTAGATATGTCTATTCTGCAAGGCGAACTAATAAAAGAATTACAAAATTACACACCTAAATACACAACTATTGAAAGAATAAAAAGCAATGATAATAAAAGATTATTTGTTTTTGACCCTGCAGACATTCACATAGGAAAATTATGTTCCGCTTTTGAAGTGGGCGAAACGTACAACAATCAAATAGCAGTACAAAGAGTTTTAAAAGGCTGTAAAGGTATTTTAAGCGAGATAAAAGAAAATAGCATAGATAAGATATTATTTGTTATTGGTAACGATGTTTTGCACATAGATAACCCAAAACGAACTACAACAAGCGGAACACCACAAGACACAGACGGAATGTGGCATACTAATTTTTTAATTGCTAAATCTTTATATGTCGATATTATTGAAATTTTAATGAGTATTGCAGATGTTCACGTAGTTTATAATCCAAGTAACCACGATTATACAAATGGTTTCTTTTTGGCTCAAGTAATTGAAACGCATTTTAAAGATTGTAAAAATGTTACTTTTGATACTACAATAGCACATAGAAAATATTTCACTTATGGTAAAAATTTAATCGGAACTACTCACGGAGATGGTGCGAGCGTGGATAAATTACCGATGTTAATGGCAGAAGAAAGTAAGGATTGGACTAATTGCAAACATAGATATATTTATTCTCACCATTTGCATCATAAAGTTAGTAAAGATTATATGAGTGTTTGTGTTGAAACGTTAAGAAGTCCAAGCGGTACGGATAGTTGGCATCATAGAAACGGGTATCAACATTCGCCCAAAGCAGTTGAGGGATATTTACACGATAAAGAACACGGACAAATCCAACGCTTAACTTTTATTTTTTAATTATGAGTGCAGAAGATAGAATAAATAAAGTACAAAAATATTACTACATAAGAGGTTGTAATAAAGAAAGTGTAAACAACGTATTGAGAAACATTTTAAAAATAAAATATAAGTTATGAAAAAAGCAATATTAATAATTCCGTTATTCTTAATCAGTTGTGCGACTGTTAAAAAATCAAATACAGAAACGGAAATAAAAACAGATAGCACCTCAATAACGAATTTAGACGCTTCTAGGTTTTCGCAAAGTTATATCCTGGAACCCGTTAATTTAGAAAAACCTATCTTAATAGGTGGAAAAGAATATTTCAATACAAAAGCAACGTTTACCAATAGCACCGAAAGGATAATATACAAGGATAGCACTTCAAAAAAGGTCGATTTAAAGCAAGAAGTAAAAGAAAAGGAAAAAGACTACACAGAAATAATTGAAAGTGTTACAAACAAGTTATTTATATTATTTATACTGTTTTTGATAGTACTTTATTTAAAAATAAAAGCCACTAATTAAGTGGCTTTTTTTATATTTAATTTTACGCAACTACTAATTTTTTAAGTCGCTTGTTTTTAATAGGTTAGAAAGGCACTTGCGTATATTTACGAGTTATGGTTAATGCTACGAACTATTTCCAAAAGAAAATACCTCCTATTAATAATCCAAAAAAACCAATTAAAAAAGATGCTATTCCTAAAATCATTATAACAGTCATTATGTTTTCTGATATTTTAGACTCTTTTGCTTCTATTGAATTTGCGACAGAAATTCCCATTCCCATAAAAGTAAATGCTCCTAAAAGCGCCATTAATGCTAATATTTGTATCATATTTTTTGTGTTTAAATGTCACAATTATAGTAAATATTTGTGACAAACGTTAAGTAATTAATTATTTTTAAACTTGTTCAAATTCGTAATATGGGGCAAAATATACATTACCACAATCTAATTTTATTACAAAAGCAGTTTTTGGTTTTTTTACAGGGAGGATAACATCTTTTATTATTTTTAAAATCCGCACTAACCATAACATCAGTTTTGCAAGATTGCTCGTTTTGTTTTTCGTTTGAAATATTTTCTTTCATTGTAATTTTATTTTTTAGTTAGAAGTTTATTTTTAATAGTCGCAACCTCGCAAAGCTGAGGGAACGTTAGCGGTCAGCTGGAAATATGGGGCGTTGAACGTTTCCTGTCATTAAATGATGTTTAAATGCGTTTGTAACATCTTCCGAATTTTGTATAACTTGCTCAAACAAATCATAAATATCCATATCCATAACCAAGCATTGTACTACTGTGTTAAAAACCGCTGATTCGTGATAAAGTCTTTCGCCATTTTTAAATCTTGAAATAACTTCTTTTGTTTTTTCGTGAAATTGAATATCTGTCATAATAATTGGATTTTAAGTGCCGAACCGCTAACAATGCATTGTAGCAATTGTGGCATAAGGTTTAATTTAATGGTTATTTTATACTTTTATTTTTAGTGATTAATCGAAACTTGTTTTTGTGTCATTCCACAACTGAAATAAACACGCAAAACGTTAGGAGCAACTACAAAACCACCCATCTTGCAACTATCATTTCGTTAATTTCTTTGTCTATTTGTATCTGTTCCTTAATCCAATGTAATACAATTTCTAAATGCTTTTCTTTAAAGTGTCCGTTTTTAGCAATGTTATGTTCTACTGCATCTTTTGTAATGCTTAATTTTTCGGACAATCTATCTTTAAATCCGTTTTTGTCTTGTATGAATTTATACAACGTTTTTATCTCTTCATTCATAATTAATTGTTTTAAATATTATTTTACAAAGATAAACCTTTATTCGATATAAACAAACAAAATACTAAAATTAATTATTTTTTTAATTATTTTTAAAAAGATAGTTGTTAATTGAAATATTTGTTTTATATTTGCATATCTAAATAAACGAAATTATGAAAACAGCAATTAAAACAATAGTAGATAGTATAGAAAAAGAAGTAAACTATATTATAGAGAATTACAACAACTTCGGATATGAGGGCGAAAAAGATTTTGACTTTGGAACATTTAATTATGAAATGGAAACAATCAATAAAAAATCTATCGGCGGTGAGTGGGACGAAATACTAAACGAAACATTTGTAAAGATTAACGTTATTAGCGTCGATGTAACAAACGAAAACAGTAAAACACCTACTAACTTATCAACCGAAGTATTTAACCAATTAGAAACAAGTTATACAAATTATTAATTATGGACTTATTAGAAATTGAAAGGCTAAAACTTGTTTCTTTAAAATCAAAAGAATTATTATCTGTTTTAAGTGGCGAATGTGAATCTGGAATTATTAATAATTTGTTAAATAGAACCGAACAAATAATTTCACATTATAACAGACAAAATTTAACAGTTATTGATGTAACAAATAAAGAAAAAGGAATATTTAAGTCTGCTATTAAAAAAGTAGTATTAGGTTGTTTTTTTAATAAATTAGGCAAAGAAAATTTAAGAGAAGATTTTAAAAAAAGGTGTGATAAATTAAAACTTGAAGAAGATTTTATTTTAAAATACACTTTATTTTCAAGACAATGCAATAGAATGTTTCCAAACGCTTTAGAAAAAGCACTTTTAAATACATTCCATAGCGTTATAATAAATGAATTTGCAAAACAAAACGAAGAATTTTTAACTAATATAAAATAAATAACTATGAAACCAGTAAACACAAAATCATTATTAGCGTTCGTATTCGGACAAATGGAAAAATTAGATAACAACGAAATTGATGTTGATACTGCAAATGCACAATCAAAATTAGTTCAACAAGCAAATAATATACTACGTTCAGAACACGAAAGAGTAAGAGTTAAAATTGAGTTAGAAAGACACAATAAAGAATATAGCTCAAATTTAGAAT